TCAGCACCAAGCCCAGCAGTGGGAACGCGAGCCGCTTCACTTAGCGAGCAGCGATGCAACGAGCGGCACGAGTACGCTGAACAGCAGCGCACCAATGACGATCAGTCCTCCTTTGAGTTTGTCCACCGTTGAGCGCACCTCATCCAACTTTACGGAGTGTGCGTCTAGTCGCGCGATCAGTTGGTCAATCTGGCGTGGGGTCATCGTGACTCCAGCGCCTTGAGACGCGCGTCAATGTCAAGCAGCGCCTGCACCAAGAGCGCCTCCATCTCGTTCTGAGGGATGTTGACGGCAAGCACCTCAGTGGTGTCAACGAGATGAGCCTCACGGTCATCTACGCCGATTGTCTCAACCCAGTGCGACAAGTCCGTGGTAGCAACCTGATCGGCAATGAAGCCTAGCCGCGTGCCATCGTCAGCCACGCAATCGGTGCGGCCGTGTGCTTCTGGCTCTTTCCACTTGAACGCCACCGGCACGAGCTGACGCAGCGTGTCAAGTGCACCTGTGATGTCGGTGATCTCTTCCTTTAGCCGTGAGTCGGATGGCGTAGTCAGCGCGGCAAACTTCCAGCCGCTTGAATAGAAGTAGCCACGGTTGTTGGTGGTATCTACGGCGATGCCGCCGTTGCGGAGTGCGTCTGCGAATGCGTCGGTCGTTGCTGTGCCGTTGAGGTTGGTGCTTGGCTGCCCTGCGGTGGCCTTAGTGATAAGCACGCCAGAGCGCGTGGTCGCTGCTGACGCAACAACATCAGCAGGACCGCCTGCGTTTGAGAGTGCGAATAGCCGACCATTGGTTCCACCCACAGCGATGAACGGACCTGTAAGCGCAGAGTCAAAGTAGATTCCTCCGTCAAGGCCGATGCTGCCACTAGTTATAAAATCCCCATATCCCTGAGTAGTTGGTGCGTCTAGTTGGATCAGCTGTCCAGACCCAAGATAAATAGCATTTGCGGCAACGGCGGAGATTCCAATAGTGCTTGGTCCGCCATCGCTCAAGAAGTCAATTGAAGCGTTATTAGTGCCTTCACTAATTCTGAGTGTCGCGTCGTCATATGCAATATACGCTGGTGGGGAAGTGAAGGTTCTATCAGTGAAGATCACTTCTGGCAATCCGTTTGCCACTCTGACTTCAGTTAGATCAATCGTACGATTTGCTGATTGCATTGCAACTGTTGCAATGGTGATTGTCAGTTTTAGATACGCAGCATCTGCCGGTGCTGTGCTTTCTTGTAGATTCGGCAACGCAGTAAAGATTGTTGGAGCGGTCAATCCATTTGGCGTTGTCATTGCACTAAACAACACTGTTGAACTTGTAAATCCGGTACCGGTTGTTGTTGTCTGATCTGCCTTATAAAACTGACAACTTAGTTTGGCATTAGCTTGAGTTGTGCTAGTTGCATTATCAAAGGTCGCCTCAGCGTAGAAGGAAAACGAGCGAGATGCTGACGATGCAACAGGGATGTAACGTGTCAGGGTGGCGCTCTTGCCAGTATCGGTTCCACTTGCAATAGTGAAACGCAGCACATTGCCAGAGCCAGCTCCTGCATCTGCGACGATGGCCGCTGTGATCGCGCCTGCACTGTTAACATCCGTGAATGTCCAGTAAGGCAGTGGGTTGTCTTCAGTGATCGTGTCGCCTGCGGCATCTGGTGGAATGGCGAAGTCACCGTTAGCCACGCCTGCCTGAATCTCTCGGAGCGCAGCTGGACCAAAGAGCAGAGCAGTCTCGCCGTCGCTCGATGTGCTGACGAGCGGTGCGCCCTTGTCTGCGTTTACGCCACCCTCAAACGCTCCGAAGCCTTCTAGGTTTGTGCCGTACTTACCCACGCTTACTCTCCTTGAATGAGGCCGCGTAGCCCCTTGATGTATTGCCGACGGAAGTCCGCCTGAATCTGATACTGGACTTGGTAGGTGCCGCCACCTTCAGCGAAGGTCATCGTCACGGTGGGGATGTAAAGAATAGCGGCAGAGAGGTCGAGTGCTGGAGCCGTGAGCTTCACATACTGCCCAGGGAGCCACGCCTTCACGAGTGTGTAGGGCGTAGCAGCTGCGACTGGATAGCCTTGGCTGTAGCCGTACTCCCAATCTGGCGCAGATGTCTGCGCGAGATCAGCGCCTGCAACGGTGAACGAGACGCTGCGTACTGGTTTGCCGCGCGTCACCATCGTGGCACGAGCGAGACCGCCGATGGTTGCGCCACGATCCGCCTTGGCGACGATCTTCGGTGCGCTGAATACCTCGTGCGGCAGAGGACCGCTGCGGCTGGCAAGCCCAGCGCCGTTGCGGCTGTAGGTGCCTGTGTAGGTGCGGAAGTATGGGTCGTTGGTCGGAGCCGTGGGCCATGTCTGGTTATTGTCGTAGCGCGCATAGGCTGAGTCAGCCTGCACAAAGATCCCCTTGACGATGTCCGAGTGGTCAAGATTGACGGTGAGATCGCGCGCCAGTAGGCGCGTTGCAGTGGTTGTGCTGCCAACTTGCACGCTCGCAGGATCGGTGACGATCTCTGCCGGAGCGGTTGCATAGGTCGGAGCAACCTCCTTTGGTCCGTAGTTCAATCGCCCATCGGTATCAATCCAGTAGCGGTACTGAATGTCAGCGATGCCGCCTGCTGCCTCAGCAACCTGATCCAAAGCGCTTTGCAGCGTAGTTGCCTTGAAGGATTGCTTGCCAATCTTTTGAGCAGTTCCTGAATAGATCGCGCGAGTAGAGCCGCTGATCACTGCGGTGTTCAGGATCTCGCGAGTAGTCGCGTCGTTTACCTGCGTATGCACGCGAGCCAGCAATCCGTTGATGATGTCGCGGTCAGTAGACGACGAAGTACCTCCTGCCTCTCCAGATCCCAGCGTGAACGAGTCCACGAATGAGGTAGCGCGGATGCCTGTCTTGCCATTGCGAATGATGGTCTTACCCAGCCAGCCGTCTGCGTCCTCAACGCTAACGGTTGCGCGCGAGCCAAGGCCGTTCTCCAGCATCCGCGCATCAATGCCGGTCACATAGCCAAGGAAGATTGGCGTGGTCGCGCTGTAGCGGCTGTCAAAGAACTGGACGCGCGCATTGTCGTGGACTGCGCCAGAGCGCCACCAGGGTCCTGCTACTGGAGTCTTTGGCTCAATCACATCAAAGGTCATTGAGCCACCGTTGCCGTCGCCTGAGAGCGTGAGCGACAGGCTGCCAAGATCGACATACGGCGTGGTCGTAGCGCTTGGAGCTGGTAGGTCAAGAAGGTTCGCGCCGCTGTCAACGCCAGCCACGATCAGGCTGAATGGGTTTGCCATTTAGCGACCGCGCTTGAAGGTGCCTGTTCGGTTGATCGAGTCGGTGATGACAGTGTCAACCTTGCCTGTGCCGATGAAGATGTTGTTGGTCGTTGCTCCGCCTCCCATCGGTGGAACAAAGGTTCCAGAGGCGACTGCGTTTGCAAGGTACGGCGAGTATCCGGCGGAGGTCGTACCTGCTGCACCCAGGTTTGCCTGCGCGGAGAAGAGGGTCCTGAGTCCAAAGACAATCGCATCAACGGTGATCTTCAGTGCCTCTAGAAAGATCTTGAGCGGCTGAAGTGCAACCACAAGCAGGTTGATGTCACCCTCCTCAAAGATTGCGAACAGCTCGCCGAAGGAACGCACTAGAGGTGCGACATAGTTAGTGATCAGATCGTCAAGCACTGGACCAACTGTGCGGACGATTGCTTCGAATGCTGGCAGAGCCTCTTTGGCGAGGAAGTCCATCACCTTGTTGACTGTTGGTAGCAGGCGGTAGCCAAGCTCTTCCATCGTCTCGTTGAATCGCACCTGAGATCGAGCGAACTTGCCGCTCGTTGAGTTAGCGATCTCTGCGGCGGTGCCGCCGTACTTTTCTGTCGCGGCCGTAAGGATCTCCTCTAAGGTGGCGTTCTTGGAGACCTGGATGCCGAGCGCCTTCAGACCTCTCGTCTGACCCTGAGTTGCCTTGCCGATGGTGGTCATAACTTCTGCAAGGTCAGTGCCTGTGACGGCAGCAATGTCTGCCGCGACAGCATTCGCCTTGAGCAGCATATTGCGGCTCGTGAAGAATCGTGACCCTACTTCGATACCAGCGCGCACCTGGTCATCAGTGATGCCCAGCGCACCCATAGCGATGATCTGCTCGTCAATCTGCTTTGTCAGACCTTCTGTGAGCAGTCCACGCTGCTTGAGTGCTGCGTTGAGCAGGATCGTCTGGCGCTCATCGTCAGCCGCAGACTTGACTGCGGTGAATGCAAGCCCAGCCAGTGCGGCTCCGGCAACAGCAGCGCCAGCCGCAATGCCCTTGAATGCGCTGAAGCCGACGCGGCGCAGCTTGCCCATTGATGTGCCGATCTTGCCAAGCGGACCTGAGGCGGAGTCCTTCGCCTTGACGACGAAGTTAGCGGTCTGGTTTCCAGCCATCAGCGTTGGTTACCTCTCTTGAACTTCAGGATGGTGTTGCGGAATGGCTCGTCGTTGAAGAACGCGGCCACCGTCTTACTGTATGACTCTACCGCTCGGTCAATGTTTGATCGCTTCTTTACCACTTCATCAATGAACGGTCGCTTCTGGACTGGCTTCACCGCGAAGGTGCCGTTGACTGTGGTGCGTCGGTTGCCGGTACCACCGACTACCAGCCAGCCGTAGAACACACCCTTGCGCCCACCCTTGATACCGACCACAGCGGCAGGGTTGTTGAATCGCGCCTTGCGCGCGAGCACCTTCTTCCGAAGGTTGCCGGTTGCGCCCTTGGGCGCTTTGTCGCGCATTGGCTTCTGGAGTGTGCGCGCGGCATTCAGTGTGGCGAACGATGCAAGGCGCTTGAACGCCGATGGGTTGGAACCCTTGAGGAAGCCAAGCCGCAGCTGATCAAAGTTCCTATCGAACTGACCGTCTACGACAATC